CGGGGGGAGGCTCATTGGCCTGACTACGTTAATGGTTACTCTACCCAAAGCACAAGAAACGTAATTTGAAAAAAAGCAAGATAGACCATTACAGTTACTATGAGTAGGCCTAATTGGGTTAATGTACTGAGGCCTATCTGGATTAACTATGTCAGTTCAGTTGATTGTACTATTAAGATGTCTGTGTAATAACAATGAACATTGCTATGTGCTAACAAGACTAGTTAAGGAAGATTTTAGCTGATGAAACGTATATTGTCAAGTCATAATATATAGACATACTATTGTATTGATTAATGAATGGTATATAATAATGGTACTTTAACCCTTAATGGATAATTAAATGACAGATAAGAAAAGAGCTGGTAATCCTGCACTTGTGAAGGGGGTTGTACTTAACCCTACTGGTCGTAATAAAGGTACTAGGAATAGGTACACTTTATTAGCTAGAGAGATGATGACAGAGCGTGGGCCTGATATTGTTCAGAAGGTAGTTGATATGGCAATGGATGGTGATGTTCATTGTTTGAAGATGTGTATTGATCGTATCTTACCTGTTCATAAAGCTGTTGACCCTAATCGTACTAAGTCTGATTCTAACATTGTTATTAATGTTGGTGCTTCTATGGGGATCAAAGAAAAGATTGCTAATACTGATTCTGCTAAACTTGTTAATCCAAAGATGAAATCTGACGAGGAAGTGATTATTGAAGTTGGTGAGGAAGTACAAGGTACTGACTCGAATGAGGTTGTGGAGTGAGTAAACCTGAAAGTTACTGGGATAAACAAGAGAGATTCAAGAAGGCACTCGCTAAGATTGAAGAAGTTGAGTTGCCTTGTGGTGTACAAGAGAAGTTGACTAAAGCGTGGACTAATAAGTCTATGATGGAGCAGATGTACACTAATGATATGTACAACGACACTAGTGAGGTTGATAATGCCTGAACTTAATGTTGATTTACATCCTGCTCAATTAGAGATATTCAATTCAACTGCTAGATTTAAAGCTGTGGCTGCTGGACGTAGATTCGGTAAGTCTCGACTCGCTGCTTGGATATTGTTAATTAAAGCTCTTCAGTCTGATTCAAAAGATGTGTTCTATATCGGTCCTACGTTTCAACAAGCTAAAGATATTATGTGGGCGATGCTCAAGGAGCTTGGCGAGGATTTAATTGTTGCTGCTCATGAGAATACTGCTGTATTAACTCTTGTAAACGGGCGAAAGATATATTTGAAAGGCTCTGATAGACCCGATACACTTCGTGGTGTTGGTTTGGCTTATGTTGTACTAGATGAGTATGCTTCTATGAAACCCCAAGTTTGGGAGCAAATTATTCGTCCTACACTTGCTGACGTACGAGGTGGTGCTATGTTCATTGGTACGCCTGCTGGTAAGAATCACTTCTATGATATTTATACTGATGCTCTAGGAGATGAGACTGGTCAATGGGAAGCGTGGCAGTTTAACTCAACTGACAATCCGTTTATTCCAGAAGATGAAATTGAGGCTGCAAGAAGCTCAATGTCTTCAATGTCATTCCGTCAAGAGTTTGAAGCATCGTTTGAGACGTTCACAGGTGGTGTATTTAAGGAAGAATGGTTTAAGACTGCTGAAGAACCTGAAGAAGGTAGTTATGTTATCGCTATTGACCCCGCTGGCTTTGAAGCTATTGAAAAAGAACGTAATTTGAAGCGTTCACGACTTGATGAGACAGCTATTGCTGTTGTTAAAATAGATAGAGACAAGTGGTGGGTTAAAGACATACTACATGGTCGTTGGAATATCAAGGAAACAGCTAAAAAGATACTTACATCGGCTGTTAAGGTTGAATCATCTACTGTTGGCATTGAAACAGGCTCATTGAGGAACGCTATCTTGCCTTATCTTGAAGATGAGATGAGAACGCAAGGTCAATATGTATCAATTATTGAAATGAGACACGGTGGCAAGAAGAAAACCGAAAGAATCGTCTGGTCTTTACAGGGAAGAATGGAACATGGTCAAATTACGTTTAATGAAGATGTAGATTGGAAGACTTTCGTCTCACAGATGGTAGATTTTCCGAATAAAATGTCACATGATGATATGTTAGATGCTCTTGCGTATATCGACCAAGTATCAGTAGCTGATTTTGCACATACAATCGAACTGGAAGACGATTGGCAACCAGAAGATGAAATAGCTGGCTATTGAATGACATAAAAACGAAAGGAGAATATATGAAAGACGAAAAAATTGGAACAAGACAGGCTATGAGTGTTTGTGTTCAGGCACTTATTGAGTTAGAAGACTTTCTTCATGAAGAGGGTTTTTGGTTTGCCCCTGGTGAGGGTGATGAGTTATATGATGTATTATATAAGATACTTAAAGATAAAAAATCAACCTAAGTCATTGATATTTAACTAAAAACGAAAATACTTGCTTTTATTATTGTGTTTATGATATATTGTGCGTAAATTCGTAGGGAAATCAAACACTTATGTTCGATAACAAGGAAACTCAGTACCAAGCTCTATCTAGTTGGCTTACATATAGACTAGATGGATGGCGTACTCACCGCGATATGAATTATGTCGCTAAGTGGGATGAGTATTACCGACTTTGGCGCGGTATTTGGTTACAATCTGACCGTATGCGCTCTTCAGAGAAGTCAAGAATTATCTCTCCTGCGTTACAGCAAGCTGTAGAGTCTGCTGTTGCAGAATTAGAAGAAGCTACGTTTGGTCGTGGCAAATGGTTTGATATTAAAGATGATTTCCTAGATCAGGACAACTCTGAAGCTGAGTATATCCGTAACCTATTACAAGAAGACCTTGAAAAGACTGGTGTTAAAGATGCTATCTGTGAGGTTTTCCTTAATGCTGCTATCTATGGTACTGGTGTTGGCAAGATTGTAGTTGAACAGACAGTCGAAAGAGTGCCTCAAGAAGTTCCTGTAGAGGGAACAATGACCTCAACTCGTTCATTAGTCGAGATTCCATCTATTGATGTGAAGATTGAACCTATCTCTCCAAAGGAGTTCTTGATTGACCCTACTGCAAACTCTATTAAAGACGCGCTTGGTGTTGCACATGAAGTCATTAAGCCTAGGTATCATGTTGTGGACGGTATTAAGTCTGGTATTTATCGTGATGTTCCCCTTGATGGTGATTATGATACTATACGCTTTGGTTTCGACTCTGAATCTAAGGGAGCTGATGAGTCTGATTCGGTTAAGATTACCGAATACTGGGGCTTAGTACCTAAACGCTTCTTAAAGAAAGGTAAAGACCAAGACGATTTCGAATACACTAAGAAAGATGAGCTAGTTGAAGCAGTAGTTACTATCGTTAATGATACTTATATCCTTAGAGCTGAAGAAAACGCCTTTATGATGAAGGATAGACCTTTCATTAGCTACCAACATGACATTGTTCCAAATAAATTCTGGGGTAGAGGTGTATGCGAGAAGGGATACAACCCTCAAAAAGCATTAGACACTGAAATGAGAGCAAGAATTGACTCTCTCGCCCTAACAACTACACCTATGATGGCAGCTGACGCTACTAGATTGCCTCGTGGAGTAAAGTTTGAGGTTAGACCTGGCAAGACTATACTAACGAATGGTGATCCAAGAAATGCTATCATGCCTCTTACTTTGGGAACTACAGACCAAAGCACGTTTACCCAGGTTGCCTCATTACAAAATATGATTCAGATGGGAACTGGCTCAGCTGATGCTGGTTCTGCTGAAAGAGCCACCTCTGCTGGTATGTCAATGACTCAATCTGCTGCTATTAAGCGTCAGAAGCGTACATTGATGAACTTCCAGAACACATTCCTTATTCCAATGATTAATAAATCAATGTGGCGTAAGATTCAGTTTGATGTTGAGCGTTATCCTGTAACAGATTACAAGTTTGTACCTTACTCTACTATGGGTATCATGGCTAAAGAGCTAGAGATGCAACAAATGGTACAGACTTTACAAGCTATTCCTAAAGACTCTCCTGCTTTCAATGTTATTTTGATGTCTATGATTCAAAATTCATCGATGCATAACAGAGATCAGATCATTCAGCAGCTTACAGCTGGTAATCAGCCTGACCCTCAAGCACAAGAGATGCAACAGATGGCTATGCAATTACAAATGGCACAAGCTCAAGCGGATATTGCTAAAACCCAAGCTGAAGCTGAAGAAGAAAAGGCAAAAGCAATCAAATGGCAAGCTGAAGCAGCTAATTTACAACCAAATGAGATTGATATTCAAGAGAAAGTGCTTAAATTGCAGAAAGATTCTATTGGTTTACAGAAAACTCAAGCTGAAATTGCTAGTAAGAACATGGACACTGAAAGAACATACCCTGAAGTTGACCATTTACGTTCTGAAACAGCTCTTAATATGGCAAATGCTAGAAAGATTGCTCAAGAAACAGAAATTAATAGATTTATTCAATAGGACATATTATGGCAACAAGAGGTTTGAGCGGAAATAGAAACGAACAAGGTGACTTTGTAACGGAAACTAACAAGGAAACAGACATAACAGATATGTTGGCTACCAAACAAAGCTTATTAAAACGTGGGGCGCTTGGTGTTACCGATGAGACTAAAGCAAAAGCAGCTAAGTTTATTGACTCTTTCCGCAATAAGAATGAAGAGGGTGGTCGTTCTGTTATATATAAGATGTTAGAGTTAAACCCTAATATTGTTAATCATTTGTCAGAAGAAGAAATTGCGACTGGAACTTTTCCTAGTGAAAACACCACTAAGGCGTTTCAAGATGATATGTGGGGCGCGTATAACGCAGCTCTACAGATGCTAACAGATAAATTAGCTGAACAAAATAAATGAAAAATGACGAACAATTCTTAAAAGATAGATTAGACTTATTCGAGACAGAAGGTTGGATAGACCTTGTAGAAGAATTAAAGATTATTGAAAGTAGTGTACGAGACGTTGACACTATGAACAGTGAAAAAGACCTTTGGCACGCTAAGGGTCAGTTACGGACATTAGGCT